TAGATTCGACATACGTAAAAGTTATTGGTCCTGATGCTGGTCCATACCCAGAACTAATTGGTGTTGTATAAGACCCCATAGGAAAATCAGTGTCCGAATTACTATTAGAATTACTCCACCAATAATCAGGAGCCCCAAAAGAATTAAGTGGTAAGTTAAATTCCCAACCTTGTTTTAATCCGTAATAACTACCTGAACCGTTGGGTATTCCAAACATCCATCCAAAATAACCTTTATATATAACGGTAAAGAATAATTCAGTAATCGGTCTTTTTTGGTTATCTCTAATTGGGTTAACTCTAATATCTTTATTAAAAGATAATGTGTATGATTGTGACCCTTCTTTAACCGATACTCGCGCAACTTTGTCAGGAGTAAATCCGCTACTCTCATATTTTTTCTTTTCTCCAAAAATATTTTGTTCAAATCCAGCTTTAACTAATACCGCGTTTTCCGATTCTGTTAATATTTTATTTTTTCTAACATAATATGTTGAAATGGTGTCCAACTCATTATCTTGTAAAATTACCCTTTTGGCGGTTCCCGTTACACCATCATCAAAAGTTCCACCTAAATATCCAACATCAATTATATTAAAAACGTATTCTTCACTACCAAAAGTACTAACCCCTAAAGAATCTATTTGGAATAAGTCGGTTCCATTATAAGAGAAACTTAATTTAACAAATTCTCCAACCGACATCCCATGTTTAACAGGACATCTAAATGAAACGGTATTTCTACCATTATATACAGTATTCTCAATAATAAACGGTATACCATCACCAACAATCCAATTTAAAATAATATTAGTTTTTTTATCGGTAGCCCTCATTGGTTTTGTATAATCATTTTCATAACCATAACTAACAAAGAAATTCCAATTGTAACTTGATGCACTTTTTGGTATAAAAGTTAGATGTTCGTTCGGTGGTTGTGTATATCCACTAACATTATAATCAGTCCTAATAAAATCAAATTCATTGTATTGAGGAACCCCTGTCCATGAGATTGTTGTTGCTCCACTGAGACATTGTAAGGCAGCCGCTGAAGCAGAATTCAAATAATATAAATTATTTTCAAATGGGGGATAGTTGGTAAATCCTGAATACACGTTTTGGAATAAAAGTGAAAATTTACATGTAGGTCTGATAATATCAGAATTTTGTCGTTCGTCATCAAAAACCTGTTCTAAATCCACATCAATACTTCTATCGAACTCAACATTTTCTTTCGCTGTCTGTATTAACGGTACATTGAACAGTAATGTTGTGTTAGGTGCGGATTTATATCGTAATGAACCTAAAATTACTCTTATATCTTGTCTATTTCCCATATTAATCAGTTATTATTTCGAATCCAATCCATTTAATTGCAAACCTATCAAATGACGTTTTACCTTTTTTAAGCCCAAAATAAAAGTGGTATGGAGCACCTACAGTAATAATTCTACTAATAGGATTACTAAATGGAGCGGTATTAGGGTCTTGTGAAGTAAAATTAGGGTTATAATTACCCAAACTATCAACAGAATAAATGTATCCTTTATAGTCTTTGATTAAAGTACTACCGTTTGTTCTAAAGTATCTTGAGTTTTGTTCTATTCTATCTAAGGTCTGATATTTGTGAGTAAAAAATTCTGTATTTAGAGTATTAGTGTACCAATCATTACTTTGTGAACCAAAAATACTATACGGAAATGAACCTTCTTTTATTTCCCACTGATAAAAAGGTACGGATTGTGTAAACACATTAAAGTAATTGAATGCACAGGTGTCGGTAACCATTGCTGAGTCATTAATAATGGTTCTTTTAGGACTAATAAAATCTCTAACCTGTGTGTCAGAAGAAAAGAAAATCCCAATAATACCATCTGCAACACCCCCACCATTAAAGAAAATTGGGTCTTGAGCTCCAATAATTGACGGATAATTAGCCGACTCAAAGTCCGCAACACCTAACTCTGAACTTATTGATATCATTTGAGCGTAATCCGCATCAACAAACAGTTTAGTTCTTTGGTTAAAATATGAAAGAATGTTTCCTCCTCCAGCACCTAATAACTGTTCCAAAAAACTTGTACTCGCTAATCGACTAATAATAAGTAGATTTAGTATTTCCGAAACATCGGTAAAAGTTGTTGACCCCATTTTCTTAACAACGTACCCATCATAATCATCTGACATAACAATCTCTTGAAGAAATTGACTTCTAGGACCTAAATCCATAATAGTTGTTGGAAATTTTAAGTTCTTAACATTCCCTTTATATGCCGAATAGTCTGGTGCATCCGCCCCAATAAATTTGGTACCATCCCAAGGACTACTTCTATAATAGAAATTATTTGTTGGGTGTAGAATCACAGTATCCCTACAATATACACTATAAGGAGCGTTTGGTGGGGTTGAGGTAGGACTTGTAAAAAATCTATCGTTTTTGATATTGAATGCGTATAATGTTCCATTAATCCAATTGTTTGTGAAAATATGTGACCAAACATCTCTACAAGCACCAAAGGTAATTTGTATTCTTGATGACCATTCTGCGACTATTTTAATATCTTTACCTAACGATGAGAAAATTTTTGTTATTGTTATATAACAACCATTTTCCATAATTAATTCATTGTTTGATGTACCATTTTCATAACAAGGGTTTGGTGACGGATAATAATTAAATTCATTAGGTACAACGTCATTATAACATCCTAACGGTATCATTGTATTACAATTAAACGTATCTAAAACAGACCCCGTCATTGTTGATGAATCTACTGGGTCAGGTCCTGCCTCAGCGACAGATGGTGTGTTACTTTGAATTCCTTCTGTATTGGTTACCGTTCCATCATCACCAATTTGGTATGCGGAAAAATTAGCGTTTTGTTGTAATGCGTAACTATTACCCGCATTATCAAGGGTTAACGTTGATGTCGGAAGTCTATCAGACCTCATAATAATTTGTCTACCACTAGACCCTAGGTTACTGTAAAAATACGTGCCAGAATATCTTGGTGCGTAATAATACCCAATAATTGTTGGTGGTGTGATACTGTTTACAGGTATATAGACTTCTTGTAACATTACCGAACCACCGTCAACGATTTCATTTTCAAAATACCCTCTATTATCAGGCGGCGGAGGTGTGTAACTATTAACCGAAGAAATAAAATATTGACTAGTAGGTGAGGATGAACAATACGAACCAGAACCACTAATACCATCCCACTCTATTGTGAAACCATTATAAGGACTGCCAAATAGTTTAATCGAATAAGCATTATCTAATCCATCTTGACAAGCCACAGATAATTGTGGCGCACTTAACGGTGTAAAAGTAGGTATACTATTATCCAACGATGAATAATAACTTGGGAAATTTGACGTGAATGACGAAAATGATGCGGGTCCCGATAATGCTGGTTGGAAGTGGAACGATTTGTAATAAAGATATTCCGAAGTTACCGCATCAATTAAGGTAACATCACCTGTCATTGTATGTCTAACCGATTTTACCCCACCTTGAATAGGATGATTTAATTTGTACTGGCCTGTAACCGTTTTTCCTGCGGTTCCCATTGAGTATCCTAATAAAACACTTAAATCATAACTATTCTGACATCTTGAGGAATACGGGTCAACCCCTCTAACCATTATCACTATAACTTGTTTATCGGCATCAATAAATATTGATAAAGGATTATAATATAATGGTGATGGATATTGAGCACAGTTATCGGCAGACAAATATGTAAACGTCATATTATTATACAAATACCTTTTATTTAGACTTAAATCACTTGCGGAAGGATTACATGCTCCTGAAAAAGTATTATAGGTCATTGCGGTAATAACTTGAAAATATTCTACGTCCATAGGGAACTTAGCGTAAGTCGCGTCATCCGGGTCTTGGGTTATTTGATATAAAGAGTTCAGAGGTGATATAGTACCACTTCCGTCTGGATTTGCATAACTTACTTGAATAGTACTACCTGGCAAATCATTAATTGAAGTTCCCGTAATACTCCTGGTACCGTATTGGTTGTAAGGTGTAAAACCCGTTAAATTTACATCCTGAGATAATGAAGGGTCTTGGAAAGAAATGAGTTGTCCCGCAGGAAAATTCGCCAATTGACTTGCTTGACATGAGATAACCACAACATTATCATAATGGTATTTTGTTGCGGAAGCATTTAATGATGTGTCAAAAGTAACTTTAATTCTATTATACCCACCACCAGGGTTTACTCCACTAAAATCATCAAAGTATTTCGCTTTGTTATTAAATAAATTTATTCTTTCAGCTAAAGTAATACTTGATGTGAACATATATCTATCATCCCCATTTGAGTCTTGTCCATAAGTTTTTAAAGAGGGTACTAATGACTGTGATGTAGGGTTAACAGTATCAATCCCTTTACCTGACATCATCGAAGTAAATGCGTTAGGGTAAGTAGCAGTTGGGTCAAAATGAATAAGATTATAATTTGTTGCGTTATCATATTGAGATAAAACACCATTAATTCCTGAAGTAGCAACAATTTCTTCAGTATTAACTCCTTCAGCGGAATCATCTTGAACATCTCCATCAATAGTATCACCCTCCTTACACGCACATAACTCACAATCGGGATAAGATAAATTAGGTAAACGTAAATGAGTAAATGTTTTCCATAAAGTTACCAGTTTTTTAATTAGATTCTTCATGTCTTTAAAGTCGGGACAAGGTCCAAATTCTATACCCGCACCAAAAACATTAATAACATCTATAATTGCGCTTATAATGGGACATATAAAGGCGATTATACTAAAAACAATTGCCACAACAACCGCTAAGATTGGCCCTAAAATATACTTCAATAACCAAGCTAAAATATGTGAAATAATTAATAATAAAATGAGAATAGGTTTAAAAACAAACATCATAATAACAAATAAAAGATATATAATGTCAAATCTTAAAAATGAATCGTTTGTTGGAAATTTAACATTTTCACTTTCACAAGAATCATCCAAAATGTTTTTTATTGTTATCATTCTATTTGGAAGATATCCTTTTCTATATTGGTCTATCATCTGTGACACGGTATACACTTTGTTATACAACATCTCATAAAATGTGTCCTCACAATTAATTGCCGCCTGTACGTCAGCATAATCATTCCAATCTAAACTAAAGGCATATGACTTAATCGCAGTGGCATATCCAATACCTGTTTTTAATGGGTCAGTATCAGAAGTTGTCCACCCATATTCTCGAACATTAGGAACTAAAAAATAACCTCGTTTAATTGCCTCACTTAATGAAGGTGATTGATTCCACTTAACTTTAAATCGATACTTTCCTTTAGTCGGTATACCTTTATTAGGGTCATTCGATAAAACTCTTTCACCAAATTCATTTGTTATGATATAATCCAAATTCATCGGAACATCTATTAACCAAGTACCATTTTCATCAATAACTTGTCCTCCACTTTCTAATGAAACAGTTTCTAAAATAGGTTGTCCATTAATATCTTGAGCAATGGTTTGTCTTATCGCCAAAATTTCTCCAGGACCCGCAACTAAACTACAGAAGTTACCTTGTTTTAATTTTGGTTTACAACTTCTTTTTTGGAATTGAGTTTCAGCATTTGATATAATTGACCCCATAAAAATTGATGTTGGAGTTATGGTAATATTTGCCTCATCAGTTAAATCAAAGTCGGTTCTTGTCACACCTAAATTACACACCTCAGGTTGACCCCATAATGGTTCAACTTCTATAACACGGTTAATTGTGACAATCTGAGGTAACTCATTTAAATTAGCAGAACTTTTAAACTTTGTTCCCGCAACTTGAGCGGGAGTGGCAACACCCATCCGAATTAAATCTTGAGGCGATAATGAAAATTCTCCAATATCTGATAAATCAACATCGACATGGATTGTTTGTGACCCAGTAGGAACACCAAAAATCATGTAATCACCACTATCGTTAGTTTTTGCAGTATATTTAAAGTACTTGTCATAAACTTCAATTAATGTCGGGTCAACTAATACATCATGTTTATCGAAAAAAGTTCCTGTGGGAGAGTGATTACTATATGACGGTAGATATGGTAATAAATTATATCTATATCCGTCTTCATTTAATTCAGATAAAGTTTTATAGGGATATAAGTCAGAAATGATTGGATTTGTGATGTCTTCGTTAGTTAACGGAATAAAGACTGATACTTTGGCGTTAGGTATACCAAAACCATCATTTGCACTAACCCTACCAATAATTACTCCGTAATCAGAACACTGTCTTGTGTAAATTTGACTCTGTAATACTTTAAGTGATAAAATTTCAAGATATTCAAATTCTTGGTCAATTAAAACCTTAATTGACTTATCTACACCTATTTGAGTTCTTATTCTATATGAATTCGACATTATTAATCTTTTTTGATAAATAGTTTATATGCTACTTTCAAAAAGATAAATCATTTTTTAATAAAATAAATTATCAGGAGAAATTAACTGTTTTTAAATTCTTAACCCTTACATTGATGTCTTTACCCGGAAATCTGACTTGGTATGTCTGACTTGGTTCGGCAAAAATTGTTTCATCAATCAAATCAATTTCTCGTGTTTCAGAGTCTAAATATTTTTGGGATGTTTGAGATGATGAGTATTGTCCTCCGACTTTATTGAATACTTGTATACTTGAAACCGAGATTACCCCATTCTCACTTTGTATTTGTCTTCTAATTTCTGAAATATAAACATTTTGACCCATCTGTCTATGTGAAGGGTCAAAATAAGTTGACACTATATTAACAATCTGTGAAATTACCGCCCCTTGATTTTGACTATTATCTAAAACAACGTCAAGGTTCATAGATAAATCAATAACACTCGCAGTCTCAACTGAGATATAATCATTAATCATTCTATAGTTAGATAAGTAATTCGCAACATTATTTTTTAAAGTATTCGACACGAT